AACGGTTATGGCCTGGCTGCTGCTGGCGTTCTTGCATCTGGCGGCGGTCGAGGCGGATTCGGCAACGCAGGTGGCATGCTTGCATTACCTTCACCGTCAGGTCGCGGCACGGGCTGGAATGGATGGAATAACGGCGTACCACCTGGAGGTTGGGGTGGTGGCGGATCTGGTGGTGGCAATGGTGGCGGTAAAGGTAACGGACCGGGAAGGAGCTCACATTCAGATGGAATGACCAACCTTGCTACCGGATACTTAGGTTTTAAGTTGCTGGATGGCTTTGTGGACGAAGCAGCAAAGTACCAGACCATGACTGAGAAATTCAATCAGTACGGCATGGGCGAGGCAGCTAAGCGTGATGCGGAGAATTTCGCACAGACCACCAAAATCCTCGGTACATCCACCACTGACATGCTGAAGTATTTCACAGAAGCGCAGGGTGTATTTCGTGAATCTGGCGCAGCAACGCTCAATGAGCAGCTGAGAGCTGCAAAAATGGCGGCTCCGGTTCTGGCTCGCATCAACTTCGCCTCTCAGGGACTTGATGAGCACGCTAAGGAGATGACGACAGCCAAGCAAATGGACATGCTGCGTTTTGTGGAGACCGCAGGCGGCCTAAAAAGCCCGCAACGCTTCAATGAGTTGATGGATGCCGGTTTCAAAGCGATCCAGTCTTCAGGCGGTAACGTCGATTTCACCCAATATCGTCAGTTCATGGCGAAAGCCGGTACTTCTGCGTTTAACCTGAGCAACAAGGCGCTGTTTGCTGAGCTTGAGCCAATCATCGGTGAGTTGAAAGGTAGCTCTGCTGGTGATGCGTTGATGACCTCATACAACCGCCTGAATGGTATCGTTAAGTTACCTAACCAGGTCACGCATGACCTAATGAAAATGGGCGTATGGGATCGCAGTAAGATTGAGCTAAACAGCATGGGTGGCGTCAAGCGCTTCCTTGGCAACCCACTGATTAACTCGCAACTGTTCAGTCAGTCGCCGGTTGATTACTACGAGAAGATGATCCTCCCCATCTATCGCAAGAACAATTACACGGAAGACCAGATTCAGCGTGAAAACGCCCTGATATTTGGTCGTACCGGCAGCAAGATGTTTAACCTCATCGATAAGCAACTGGCCACGATTCATCACTCTATTGAGTCGTACGGCATGGCCCGTGGTTTGAATGATGCCTATGGTGCCGTTGGTAGCACATATAACGGCAAGGTTGTCGACTTCCAGAAGAAATGGGAAAACCTGCAGCTTGTGATGGGTAAGGATGGGGGCTTGCTCGATACCTTCACCAAAGGATTGGATGGTCTGACTACGACGATGCAGCGCATGACCGAAATTGCGCATAAGCATCCGGAACTGGCTAAGTTCGTCGGGCAAGCCGCTCTGGCAGTGACTGGGCTTGCGGCTGTAAGTGGTGGATTCTGGATCATCAAACATGCTGCGGGCGCGCTTATCTCACCTTTAAAACTCGCTGGATGGGGAATCGACCTGCTGATTGGTCGCACAGCCACTACCGGATTAACCGGGCTGGCAACTGCGCTCGGCGGTTTACCTGCATTGATTACTGCCGTGATCGCCGCAGCTCTGTACCCGACAAGCACCGCGTCACAAACGCAGGAAAACGCTGAGATCATGCGGCTGGGCCGTCAAAACGCTGGTGATAACGGCGGCGCTTACAAGCCTTGGTCACCATCTCAGGCTGACTTTGATAATCAACGCGCACGCGAGCAGGCATACCGTAAAACAGGAAAATATCCCGCCATTCCGCCTGTAAACGGTAGCGGTGGAAACCAGCCGGTTAATCTGATGATGACTCATGAGGGCCGTCAGGTGCTTGTTGCTACTGTAGTAAGTGGAATGAGCAAGCAGGCCACCAAAGCCCCATCCTCTACCAGCGCCTTCGACTCATCCATGTTGATGGTATATCCGGGTCAGGTAAGTAAGGCATCAACTCAATAACGGAGTATCCATGTCGTTCACAAGCGCCCTGAATAACTTCGCGCAGGGGTTAGATCCGACCGTTACACGTCTGGTTCTTGGGGATTTTGAGTTTCTCGATTTCGAAGTCCCTGAGCGCCTCGCGCTGCCCGGTCGGCAAAAGACGGTTCTGCATCAGATGGTCGGCGGCAAGCGCGTTATTGACGTGCTTGGTGTGGAGTATGACCCGCTGTCGTGGTCGGGTGTCATTACCGGCTCCGAATCTGGCGATCGCGTTAAAGCGCTTGAGCGGATGCGCGATGCGGGTGAGAAGTTAACGCTGACGCTGGACAGCTACAGTTTCACTGTGGTGATCACCTCTTTCACACCGGTTTATGAGTTCATCTACCGCAGGCCGTACAGCATTGAGGTGGCAATTGTCGCCAACAATGCTTCGCCGCTGAAGGTAGATGCGCTGACCGGCGCGCTGCAGGGGTTGCTGGACAGCGATATCGGGCAGGCGCTGGGCCTCTCTGACATCATTGATGTGTCGACAGTCACCAGCGCGGTCACCACGGTGCAGAGTGCCGTAAAAGAGGTCACTGACTTTGCGCACGCAACGGTTGAGCAGGTGCAGGCAGTGGTCAGGCCGATTATCGCCGCGCAGACCATTGTGCAGCAGCAAATCAGCCAGCTTGAATCGGCAGCCAGCCAGATAACCACCCTTGGTGGACTGGTTCCCGGCAATCCGATTTCAACCACGGTCAGCAATCTGCTTAGCCAGGCGGATCAGAGCACTCGCATACCGGCGCTTTACAGCCTTCAGAACGTTTTAGGGCGCCTGAATAAAAACGTGAATTCTGGCCAGACAGCGGACGGCGTGCGGACGGTTACCCTGTCCGGCGGCAACCTATATCAGGTGGCTTCAGATCAATACGGTGACGCCTCTCTCTGGAGCAGCATTGCATCTGCCAATGACCTTACGGACCCACAACTGAGCGGCATTAATACGCTGACGATTCCAGCCAACCCAACGAGTTAGCCATGGACGTAAACAACCCGATAGTTGAATCCAGCGCCCGCCATATCAGCGGGCGTTGTCGTTTAAATGGCACTGAAGTCCCGTTTGTCGCTTTCAGCGTAGAAAGCAACTCGTTTCGAGGCGCATCTATCTTTGACCTGACGCTTGCTGTTTCTGCGTTACCGGCCAGCATGCAGATGCTTAACTGGTGGGCCACGCAGATAACGGTCAAAGTTGAGTTGTATGTGTCGATCATCACGCAGTCCGGCACCGACGAGAAGAAGCTCATCACCGGCAACATCGATAACTGGCATTACGATCCGGCGCGCTTTGAGATTTCGGCTGATGGCCGTGACTTTACTGCGCTGCTGATTGATGCAAAGTCGGCCGGCGAAAGCTTCAAGAACTACACCAGCTCGCAGATTGCCACGATGCTGGCGCAGCGCCACAGCCTGACGCCAGTTGTCACCGCCACTAAGCAGCGGTTTGGTGAGTTTTACCAGATCGACAGCGCGCACCTGACCGGCGAGCAAACGGAGTGGGATTTGATCACCACACTGGCGGGAATCGAGAACTTTTCGGTTTATGTCGACGATGACAAGCTGCATTTTGAGCCAGTCAAAGACGCCGCTAAAGCTGATAACTACGTCATACGCTGGCAGCCACCCGGCGTGCTGGCTTATCCGCAATGCAACACCTCTGACGACCTGTCATTTTCACGTGCGCTGACCATTTCTAAAGGCGTCACGGTTGAGGTGCTCAGCTGGAATGCGAAGCGCAAGAATAAGCAGTTCGTCGCTTCCTATCCAAAGGCGGCTAAAGGCACCACGCCCGGTAACGCCACGGCGAAAACGCAGGTATATCGCGTGATCCGCAATGGTCTCTCACCTGAATCTGCCTATGCGCTGGCTCAGACCATTTACCGCAACGTTGTGCAGCATGAGATGAAGTTCAGCGGCTCGACGGCCGGAGATAATCTCCTTACGCCACAGACGCTGGTGAGGATTGAAGGGACGCAGAGCCCGTTCGATCAGCTTTACTGGTGCGATAGCGTACGGCGCTCACTGAGCTGGGAAAACGGATACACGATGAGCGTTACCGGCAAGAATCACAGCCCGGCACTGGAGGTGACACAATGAGAGCGTTACTGAATGCGATGGCGGCCAACGCTCAGCAAACAAGTGCGGGTGACAGCGGCACGCGGCAGGGGATTATCACCGCTTACGACCCGGACAGTTATGCGGTCAAGGTTCAGCTGCAACCAACGGGCGAGGAAACGGGTTGGATACCACTCAGCTCGCCGTGGGTCGGCAACGGATGGGGGCTGGCGGCAGGGCCAATGATTGGTGCTGAGGTAGAAGTGGAGTTTGATTCCGGCCTTATGGGCGCCGGGATGGCGGCGGGGCAGTTTTACAACGATGAAGACCGCTGTCCGGGGCCGCCTTCGGGTGAGTTCTGGCTCGTCCACAAAAGCGGATCGCTTCTGAAGTTCCTGAACACCGGTGAAGTTCTTCTGAGTGCAAAGCTGAAGATGACCTACGACGCGCCAGCACACCACTTTACGGGTGGTGATGTGACGATGGACAACAATCTTATTGTTGTGAAAGACATCAGCGACAACAACGGCCTTTACGGCACGGTTCAGAAGGTTCGCGTTACCTATAACGTCCACACCCATCCGGAAAATGGCGACGGCGGCGGCACTACCAGCAAGCCAAACCAACAACTCTCATAGCGGTGACTCATGTACGACATTTACCACTATACGGGCGGTGACCTCAGCACCTCGCCTGCGGGCGACCTGCGGCCTGTTACCGGCACGGAAAGAGGAAAGCAGCGAATACTGCGCCGCCTGATGACCAATCCCGGTGAATACGTTTTCCATCCGGATTATGGCGCGGGGCTGGGGCAGAAAGTCGGGCAAAACGTCAATCTCAACGAATGGAAGGCGCTTATCAGCGGCCAGATGCTGCTTGAGGAAGCTGTCGCATCAAGCCCTGCGCCATCTGTCAGCCTGGCACTCATCGAGGGCGGGGTCAGCGTGTCAGTGAAGTATACCGACGCCACCTCCGGCACACCGGAAACACTCAGCTTTGACGTAACGAGGTAATACGTGGCATCACTCAATACTAAAACTTTCGCCACACTGGTCAGCGATCAGGTTACTGCAATGCAGGCTAAAGCTGCGGGTCTCGTCGATCTGGCGATCGGCAGCATTCTGCGCGCGCTGGCTGAATCGAATGCTGGCGTAGCGATGTGGATTCAGCAGCTTATAGTGAATCTTCTGGTTGTCACCCGTGCGGCCACTTGCTCGGGCGACGATCTGGATTCATGGATGGCTGATTTCAGCTTTACGCGCCTGTCAGCGGTGCAGGCGACAGGTCAGGCGACTTTCAGCCGGTTTACGGCAACGAATCAGGCGCTGATTCCTGTCGGATCGGGCGTGACCACTACAGACGGCACTCAGGCTTATTCTGTCATTGCAGACACGACCAACACAGCTTACGACTCCACGCAATCCGGATACGTGATTGCCGCCGGGGTGAGTTCATTGTCTGTTCCTGTACAGGCTGATACCGCAGGAGCGGCGGGCAATGCGCAGGCTGGAACAATCACCGTTATTTCCGGTTCAATCCAGTACGTCGACACGGTGACGAACAGCGCCACGTTTGTTAACGGTGAGGATGCCGAGTCAGATGATGATTTCCGGGCCCGTTTCGTGCTCTGGATTGCCTCACTTTCAAAAGCAACTAAAGCCGCGATTGGTTACGCACTGAGCAGCATGCAAAGCGGCGTCACCTATACGCTGACTGAAAATTACGCCTATAACGGCACCGCTCAACCGGGCTACTTTTATGCGGTAGTTGATGACGGTAGCGGCACCCCGTCGAGCACATTTATCAGTCAGGCGTATGCTGCAATCGACGCGGTCAGGGGGTTCACAATCAGCTTTGGCGTATTCCCGCCAACGGTCTTAACGGCGAATGTCGTTATGGTGATCACCACCGACTCATCCGGCGACCATGCGACGATTGTTGCCATGGTGCAGGCGGCGATTCAGGAATACATCGCCAGCCTTTCGCTCGGTCAGCTGCTGCCGTACTCGAAGTTATCCAACATTGCATATGGCGCCAGTTCCCTTGTGACTAACGTCTCTTCTGTAACCCTCAACGGCGCGACAGCGGATATTGCCGCAACCGGAAAGCAGGTGATCCGCGCTGGCACAATTTCGGTGAGCTAAATGGCGACAGGCGATCAGAACGACATTTACACGCGTCTTAAAGGGCTTTTGCCACCCACCTGGTTTGGCGACAGCAATCCTATCCTGACTGGCGCTCTCACTGCCTGCTCAAGCGCACTGGCGTGGTGCTATTCACTTTATCTTTATGCGAAGCTCCAGACGCGAATCAGCACCGCCACGGATGGATGGCTGGATATTGCAGCATATGACTTCTTCGGTAAAAACCTGCAACGGTCGGCAGGACAATCGGATGATCTGTTCAGGAACCAGATGAAAATAAGCCTGTTCAGGGAGCGCGGAACCCGGCAGGCAATCATCGATATTTTGGAGGATATGACCGGCAAGATGCCTTACATCTTTGAGCCACAGAGACCGATGGATACGGGGGCGTATGGCGCAGCGGTAGCCGTTAGTCGGGCAACAACGGCAACTTACGTTGATTTGAGCGGCATACTGCGAACTGCTCAGCCCAATCAGGTGCGGTATGGCGCAAATCCATATGCAACAGCCATGAATGGCCTGATGATTGAGAGCGCGGCGACAAATTTCTTTCTATATTCTTCATCCCCCCAGGCGTCAATCTGGACAAAATCAAATACTGTCTGCACTCCTTTCGCTTCAGTTGCGCCTGATGGGAGTAATAACGCTGCGAAAATAATAGCTGCAGCTGGGTCTGCTATTCATGAGCTTGTCCAAACTGTCACATCAACAGGCATTACCACAGGAACCGTTTTCACAACATCTGTTTTCGCAAAGGCAGCAGAAAGAAGCGTGTTGCAAATTCGCTGGACCGGCGGATCAACCGGCACCTCAGGCGCGTATGCAAACTTTGATTTGAACAATGGAATTGCCTCAGGAAATTGTCAGTCCTGCTCAATAACGCCCTTAGCTAATGGGTGGTACCTGTGTCAGGCGACAGCACTTACCACTGGGACTGGAACAGCTAACCAGGATGTTGGTTTTTGCTTACTTTCAGCAATGACAGATGGGCGGAGGGCAACAACCACAGGAACAGGTAGTGATGGTCTTTATGTGTGGGGAGCGCAGACTGAAATCTCAGATGCTGCATCCAGTTACATTGAAACTCAGGCAACACAAGTTACGCGCGCCGCCGATGCATTGCTTAGCAATATGCCAACCGGCTCCACCTTCTCCGGAGGATATGCCATTGTCGGCGGATACGGCTCTCTTATGCTGGCATATCAGGCATTCGTGACAGCCTACCGCCCGTCAGGATCAGGTATTCCCTATATAGCAGGTTACTCATCCACCCCCTCGGGCTACAGCGTGGCCTCGCGTGGCGAATATGCATCGCAAAGCATGCTCACCGGAAGTATTACTGATGCACAGGTCTACGAAGCCATAGCTGCAGTGAAAATGGAAGGCACTCTCGTCTGGGTTCGATTGCAGTAAACACACCGAAATTCTCCGTCCTCACCAAGGCCACCCATTGCGGTGGCCTTTTTATTGGGAACCATAAATGGATCGTCAAATCGTTTATCCGGGCGCTATTCCGCTCGAAACTGACCTGCTCAATACCAACAAATACGCCATGATGGGGCTGGCAAAACTTGCCGCAGCCATGATGGGATCGAACACCTATCTGCATGGTCTTGCCTGTACGCCATCATCACCTGCCTCGATGGTGGTGAACGTGGCTAAAGGTCAGATTTACAGCCTGCAGAACGTCGACGGTACCGCTTATTCTTCACTGGCAGCCGATACGACTAACACCATCCTGAAGCAGGGCGTAATCCTCGGTTCCACCGCCTTTACGCTAACAGCGCCGACTACGGCGGGGCAAAGCATCAACTACCTGATCCAGATTGCATACAGCGATACGGACTCTGGAGCAACCGTTCTTCCCTATTACAATGCCGCCAACCCATCCGTAGCATACAGCGGACCAAACAACGCCGGCACCGCGCAGAATACGGTTCGCTCAGGAGTTTGTACTGTTGCATTAAAGGCAGGTGTGGCAGCAACCACCGGTACGCAGACTACGCCAGCAGCTGATACTGGCTACACAGCCGCGTGGGTCATTACGGTCGCTCAGGGCGCCACAACCATCACCGCATCGAATATTGCGGTGGCTGCTAATGCTCCGTTCCTGCCTGCGGCCGGTATTTTCTCAGCCGTTCAGCAGGGCACGATGACCTACGCCGCTGACACCGGTGCGGCCAACGCCTATGTGGCGTCCTTTGTCCCTGCGCTGCCAACGCTTGCGGACGGTATGCGCGTCACCTTCAAAGCCAAAACAGCTAACTCCGGCGCGTCAACACTCGCGGTAAATGGCGGCTCTGCATATCCACTTTATTCACATGCTAATCAGGCTCTGCAGGGCGGGGAAATCGTCGCAAATGGACTGATTGAGGTCGAGTGGAACAGCACGCTTACCGCGTGGGTGTTGTGCGGAAATAGTGGTGGTGCTCTGCCAGTCGGCGCGGCAACCCAGAGTAATCATGCGCTGCAGTTGGGTCAGGCTGTTGGTAGGCTTCTGAATGTCCAGATCATCACTGCTACAGGCACGTATACGCCAACAACTGGAACCAACCAGGCTATTGTTGAAATGGTTGGTGGAGGTGGTGCAACAGCTGGAGTACCAGCAAGCTCTTCAAGTGCCAACTTTGCCTCAGGAGGAGCTGGCGCTGGGTCATATGCTAAATTTTTGTGGCTAAACCCTGTAGCTACTGCCGTTACGATTGGAGCAGCAGGTACATCAAGCGGCGGAACTGGTGCATCAGGCGGTTCCACCATTTTCGGAACACTCGCTACGGTGCCTGGTGGAAGTGGAAATACTTATGCGCAAGCTTCTGGGGCTGCCTTAATTGCTAATGGAGGTAGCGGTGGCACAGAGCCAACGATTTCGTCATCAGTAAAAAAAGTAGAATCTCACCGTGGCCAGTCTGGCTCTCCTGCGGTGATGATAAATTCAGGTTCTGGATCAGGAAATAATGGTGGCAATTCCAGACTTGGAACGGGAGGTCTTGGCAGTGGCGATGGTGCAGGAAGTCAGGGTTCAGGTTATGGTTCAGGTGGTGGCGGATCCATGAGAGGAACAAATAATACAGGTTCATCTGCGAATGGATCTAGCGGCACTGCCGGTGTAATCATTGTTTGGGAGTATGCTTAATGGCTGATGTATATGCTTTGATTCAGAATGGGATCGTAATAAATACCATTGTATGGAAAGGTCCAGAGGACTCACCAGTGGATTTTGGAGAGGGGGTATCTTACGCGGAAATTCCCGATAGTGAAGGAAATCAACCTTCAATCGGATGGACTTACGATGGCTCGGTATTTGCGTCGCCACCCCTGACAGATGAACAGCTAGCGGCGCAAAAACAACAAAAGATAGCTAACAACGTCGCGACCAAAGCCAGCCTCATCGCTCAGGCTACAGTTGCAATTGCTCCCCTGCAGGACGCGGTGGATCTGGATGAGGCAACGGATGCGGAAACAGCTTCCTTAAAGGCGTGGAAACAGTATCGCGTGGCTTTGAATCGTGTCGATTCAAACACGTCCGATGATATCGCCTGGCCCTCGCTGCCTAACTGAGTTATAGTAAAATTTAATATAATGGAATTAAATCTTTCAGATTTAACTTTGGCTTAAAATTTCACAATATACTTCATGGCGCAAGGCTATTAGGTAATGTAAGCCCACCACCGGTGGGCGTTTTCTTTTAGATATAGCCGTATAAGAAGCTTAGTCTTTCAAATCCAAACATATTCCTCCTTCCATAATCTCGAGATAATAACAGGTCTGTAAATCTCTGTTTTTCCTCTTCTGCGAGATGCTCTCTTATTCTTAAAATGTCACCCTTGCCAGCCATTTCGCGGTATACTAAATCAAGTTTGATTATGGGTAATCCTAAAAGAAGCAAATTTACGCAGTTTGTGTGTATTTGAGAGCTGAATGTAAACAGATCAACGCATCGACCCGCTAACCTTTTCAACACACTCTCGCCAAATGGCATTTTAATATAATCGCAATTTTCAAAGAATGAAATAAGCAATAACTCATCTGATAAAATATCATTGAATTCTTTTTCGTTGTTTTCAGTAAGTATTTTGTTTTTTGATATTTTTATACCTAATACATCGTAGATATTATTCTTTACAAAGCTCATGAGCATTTCATCATTTCTAACTATGTAGCATATGTTATAAACTTCCTTACCATAACCTTGTAATGTACCCCACCTCATTTCTTTGATGTAATCAATCATGAAATCCTTTTCGCGCATTTTAAACTCAACCTGAGTTACGCCATACTCAACCCCGAATGATGCCGGACCTTTTGAGCATGCTTCCAAGGTTTTGGTTAGTGCCATCTCACCGTCTTTGATGATCCTTGGTCTTACATTGTTTTTTTTATATTTCAACCAAAATGATTTGAACCTTTCACTTCTGGATACTTCTCCGGAAATAGATACGCAGAATGATCCAATATGCCTGGAAATTTCAAAATTCTCTGTGGCACCAGACGCATCTTTTTTAGTGTTAAGCATCTTAATGATAAACTCTTCTAGCCCTACGGAAGAATAAAAAACACTGTCGTTTAACAT